CCGGACGCGCCGCAGTCGTTGGTGACCGCGACGCCGGACAACGTGACCAAGTAAATGTTTACATGGGCATCGCTGATCCTGGCGGTTCTCAAGGTCATCAACAGCGTCATGGACTACGTCAATTTCGCAGAAGCGGAACAGGCTGGCCGCGATGCCGAGATTGCAAAGGTGTCGGCAGCGATCCTTGCAAAGACCACGCGGGGAAAGGCAATCATGGAGCAAGTCAATGCGCTTACTGATGACGATGTCGACCGTGAGCTTCTTGGCCTTGAACCCAAGTAGTTGCACGCCGGAACAAATCGACAGTTACTGTCAGGTCTATAATCAGGTTGTCGTCAACAAGGGTGACGGCTCAATCGTCGCGACGCCCGGCGTCAAACGCCGCTTGCTCGCCAATGAAAAAACCTATCGGGAATTTTGCAAGCCAGCGGCATGATCGGCATGAGGCATGATCGAAGACACGGTCAAGACGATCGTCCAGGCGTTGCTGCAAAATGGCGTGCTCGGCATTTTCGTGATCATGCTGGCGGCATGGGCGTTTTTTCAACAGAAGCGCATCGAAGCGCTGCAAAAAGCCATTGAGCTGGCGTATCGCGTGCAGATCGATAGCCTTGGCTCCACATTGGAGCGCGCGATCACCCAGACGGAGCGCTCGACGGGGGCGCTCAATGAATTGGCAAGGGTCGAGACAGGGCGAGTTATGGAAATCCGCTCGTTACATGAAGCGCAGCTCGCGTCAATTCAGGCTCTACGGACTGATGTCATCAACATGCGCGGAAGGGTCAGGGGATGAAATGCCTGCGGCGTTGGATATGTCGAATGATGTTGCCGCGAACCCCCCCGAACGACGAACAAATCAGGCGGCAGCTTAAACAGGTGCGCGAACTCGACCTGAAGCACCGCGAGGCATTCGAACACCTTCTGTATATGTTTGAGTGGGACGCTCGGGCACTTCAACAAAAACATGATCAGGAAGACAGAAAGGACGGCACGACATGATCCGCGTTCCTTCCGATCTGCTGCAAGTGTTCGGTGTCACCTCGGGAGACCCGGTCGGCACGATCCAGACCGCATCGTCGAGCGTGCGACTCGAATTGATGAACGGCTTTTTGTTCCTGATCGGCCTCTATGCGCTGACCGTGTTTGTGCCGCTCCTGATCCGCACATGGCGCACCCAGCGCAATGTCGTCGCCGAGGCGGTTTACCTGCAATTGATCGGCCACACGATTTTTCGTGGCTGGACTTGGTTGTCCTGGCATTCGATCAATGAAGATTGGGACATTCAATGGATGTCGTATTTGCCGGTTTGGGAATTTAGCTGCCTCATCATCGGCTTTGCGATTGTGTGGCTTTCCAACATTCTGGTGCGCGGCACGATCGCGACCAGTATGGGCGGCTGGCGCGGATGGGCATTGCCGCTCGGCGCTTCAATAGTCGGCGCGCTGGCGCTGCGCGCGCTTTAAACCCTGAAAAGGAAACGCCGCCATGGTCGCCCTCGCAATTTCGGTTCTCTGGCTCGCCATCGGCGTGCTCGCCCTCTGCGGCTGCATCTGGCTGGCGCTGTACGCAATCAAGCTGTTTCTTCCGGTGCCGCCGCGCATCGAGCAACTGATTTGGGTCATCGTCCTGATCCTTTGCATCATCGGTGCGCTCACGCTGCTTTCGGGAGGTGGCAGCACGTCGATGTCCTTTCGACGATAGACACAATATTGATCCGCTCCCCCCCTATCCGCCAGCGCCGCCATCAATCTGTCGCGGATGCTAACTAAGATTTAACTTGCGCACCCAACGTCGCTCGCGTTGGTCCGCATCCATTTCCTTTCACGTGAAACAAATCCAACGCGCACCGACGCGGGAGACCACGCCATGGCATCTCTGAACACCATGACATCTCTGAGCCTCTCGCTTCGCGCCCGCATCCATGAACTCGATCTGACCGACGTTGAGACGACAGTCATGCTCCGGGTTGCCGATAGGCTCCAATTTTTCGAAGAGAAAGAACGCGAAGTACATCAAAGCGAAGCAATCTTGCACGCGGTTACCGAACTACGTGATGCCCTCTGGCAATCCCGCCAGCGGGACGACCAGCGTCAAGATGCGCTGCATCACGCAATCCAGCAACTCAGGGAGAAGATCACCATGTTAGACAAAGACGTTCAGGCCGCAGTCGATCAGATTGCGCTCAACACCTCCGCCGAAGCCTCGGCTACTGCTGCGCTCACACTGCTCGTGACGCAGGTTGCCGATCTGCAAGCGGCCCTCGCGGCGATCCCGCCAAATGTCCCGGTTAACGCCGAGAACCTTGCGGCGATCAAGGCCATGACGGACAGCCTCAAGGGCACGCTGGGCGCGCTCACGACCGCCATCCCGGCGAACGTCCCGCCTGTCACCCCGCCCGTGTTCGTGCCGGACCCGGTTCTCGTACAGGCTGCGGCTGATGCGCTGGCGGCTTCCGACGCCGCCGCTGCTGCGGCTGCTGCGAGCCCGAATGACCCCGTCCTGGCGCAGGCTGCGATCGATGCCAAGGCGAAGTCGGATGCTGCGGCACTTGCTGCCGCTGACCCGAATGCCGCTGGCGGTGGCACCTTGACCATGGCGGCGGCGCGCAGGCGCTAAAGGGACAATTTTATCACCTAAGCAAAAAAGCCCCTGCCGGGATTTCGGCGGGGGCTTATTTTTTTGCTCATTTTTTGATTTGGAATATTGTTCGCGGGATTATCGTCTCAATGCAACAGCCTCAAATCCCATACCTTGGGAACGTCGTAGCCGCCCACCTCGCTTGTGCGTGTCAGGAGGTCTTCGGCCACGTCGCGTGCTTCCTGCTCGGTCTTTCCCGTGCAAGCGACTTCGTTCATGTAGTCGGGGCACGGCGAGTTGAATATCTTGAATGTAAAGACGGTCATCGTTTTCCCACCACCACATGATGTCGCAGATCGCGGCGCATCTTCTCTTGAAGCACGATTCTGCGCATGTTGCTTGTCCCGTCGCCGCCAGGGAATTCAAGCGCGATGTCTGGCTTGCCCTCGACCATCATTTTTTTATTGCGCGTGCCGCCCGCCGCCGCGTTATAGGCCGATCCATCGACCCGAACCTTGCGCCTGACCTGCGGCACGTCAAAGTCATCCCACTCAGCTTTGAAATCAGCGGTTGGAACGTCGTGCCGTTGTGCCCATGCCTTGCCGAGAGCGTCAGCACCGGTTGCCTCACCCTGAATGACCAGAGTGATCGGTGTCTCCGCATGGATCGCGTCAAGCTCTGCGAAGGCCCTCTCCTGGTCGCTGTATCTCCGACCGCCATAGACAAGCACTCTCATTTCTCCGTTGCTCCTACGGCATCCGCTATCGCCTTGATCTTGGCACCCGCGATTCGTGCCCTCGTCACCGCCGCCGCATGACAGCGCTCGGCCTCGTCATACGTGGCGGCCCGCCATTGTTCACCATCGAGCGGACCGCCGAAGATCATCGTCTCGAACAGGATCGGATCACCGTCCCCCCCGAAACGATGATTGAGACCAAGGAAGACGGTCGACACGTCGCACCCATCAAGCTCCTCGCGCGCAACGCGCCATGGATCAGTGCCGGTTGTTCTGCCATCTCGAAGTCGTTTCTCAAGTGATTCGGCCCACGACAGCATGTCGACCGCGATCGCCGTGCGGCCAACGAGGACGTAATAGCGGGGCCACTCGCTCATGGCTTCGGCACCTTCCGCAACTCGTCGATGTCCAGTGTTTTGACCCGCTCGCGACCGGCGTTGAAGATCACGCGCGACAATGGCGAGCCTTTGCTGATCGCCTGCCGCTCCGATCTCGCCTTGCTCAGATAGAAAGCGCGGCAGTCGAATATCCGGCAGATGTGCGGCCTGCGGTGATGGATAGTGCAGCCGTCGCGACCAAGGTAAAAGCAGTCGCCGTTTCGCTTGTGCTTGAGATAGGCGATCTCGCCGAGACCGGGAACGAATAGAGCATCGTGCTCATAGTCGGCCAGCTTGTCGCCCTCATCGGGTAGCACCGCGATCAACTCAGACCGACAGCAGGCGTGACATGCGCCGCAGGCAACGTCCCCAAGCTTGGTCATCACGACGCCCCCCCGCGCTGGCGGTCTTGCTCCGCTAGCCGCCACGCCTCGGCCAGCTCGCGCCACATCTTATTTTTCATCAGCCGCTTGATCTCTTTATCGGTCGCCTTGCGGAGGCCGCCATCACTCCCGTCATCAAAGACGTTCCATTGCCCACATGCGAAGCAGATCGTTACGTCGCCATCGTTCGGTCGTGGCTCGCGCAATTCGCCCTTCTCGGTGACGGCGCTCACAAGCTCATGATGCTGGCCGCAATAGGCGCAGACGGTGAATGATAGATAGCTCATGGCCTGCCCGCCAACGCTTGGATGATCTCGGCGGCGCTATGGGTGCGTTCCTCGCTCTCGCCGCCGATCTCAAGCCATTCGCCATCGGTGTTCAATGGCGGTGCCAGCAGCGTGACAGCATCGGTCGCCGAGTAGCGGATGATCGCGGCCTTGCCTTCTAGCGCCCGCCGGAACAGGTAAGCACGCAGCGCCGGGTCTCGATGGGCGTCGCGATGCTTAGGGTCGCACCAGACCTGCACCACCTCAAGAGGAAACGTCTTGCCGGTTTGGTTGTCGCGGACCGTCACGAAGTCAGGCATCACGTCTATGATATAGTTCGACCGGTCAGGCCGCGAGAGATCGGCGGTATCGTCGCCGACGAGCCATCTGCAATTCCAGATCGAGCATTCGGGCGGCATGCGCCGCGTGTTATAGACCGTGCATCCCTTGCCGAACTTCTGATAGCGGCAGCGCTCGCCAGCCTTCTTTTCGAGCGGCGGCACCGGCAGCAGCTTGCAGCAACTTTGACACGATCCACACTCGCGGCGTGTCACTTCCCCCTCCTCCGGCCGGTTTCGTACATCTCGGATAATGCGCCAGCGATCAGGCCGCCGAGCATGAAACGGTCGCGGGTCTTGAGCGCGTTCGGATTCATCTGGTCGAGGATGGCCCAGGTGGCGGTCGCCCACTTATTTGAGCCCGGTGGAAACGACGCGGGATAGGCGTGCTTCCCGGCGTAGTCGCCGAGGTTCAAGCAATCGAGCATCATCTCGCGCTCCTCGACCGTGAAGTCATTGCTGGTCGCGATCTTTTCTTTCAGCCTAATGAATTCTGGGGTCATCGTCGGTCTCTCTCTGGTTTCTTCCGCATGGTGATCTCGGTGCCGTCGATGATCGAACGATAGACGCCGCGCGCCGCATCCCATCGCGTGACCGGCATCATGCCCGCGTGGCTGCCTATCATCGTGTCGAAGCTGATCATGGCCGAGACCTCATTGTCCGATATCATCAAGATCGTGCCCTCGACCGTTCGGTCCTCGCACGTCACAAGGATGTCGTCGCCCTTTTGCAGCTTCATGCCTTTACCCTCGCATAGGTGACGATCGCGCGGGAGCCCTGCTCGGTCTCCTCCCAGAACACCTCCGGGACGATCAGGCCAAGCCATTCGATGCTGTCCCTCAAAACATCAAGCGGGAATTTTGTGTCGGTGGTTGCGCCGGTTTCCTTATCGGCACCGATAAACAGGCAGCGCCCGGCGATCGGGTTGTCGGGGCGGATGTTGAACTTGAACGCATAGATCGGCTGGCCGCGCGTCAGGCCCGTATCGTCGACCCAGCCATAGTCGAAGCTTTCCGGGTGATCGGCGATGCGGAAATTATCGAGGCTGCTCGCGCCGACCAGGGCGCGCGTGTCCTCATGCGTTCCAGTGGTTACGACCACGTCGACAATCTGCTTCTCTGGGTCGATCACGATCGCCCGAAACTGTTTCGTCATGCCGGTAGCCATCGCTGCGCCCTTTCAATGTATCGATTTAGTTCGGCGACCGCCCCCGGTCCCTCTTGCTCGGCGACCTCCATCAACAGCGGCAGTCCGGTTTCGATCGAATGCAGCACCTCGGCCCGCGTCGCCTTGCGGCCCTCGGCGAACCAAAGCACCTGCTCGGGATCGCCGAGCCGAAACAGCACGCCGTCGCCTTCGCGCATGACGCGGAATTCTTTCGTCACCCAAATGCAGACCGCGCCAGGATTGCGCCGGATCATGACGCCCGCAGGCTCCTGATGACCGTCGGGCATGGGTTTTCCAGTGATCACGCATTGGCTTTCTCCAGTTCGTTCGCGACTTCGAGGAGTAACGCGGCTTCGTCCTCCGCTGCCTTCTTCAGCGTGCCGTCGGTATCGACGAAGCCTTCCGCGCTAGTCGCGAGGCCAAGCCAGAAGCCTGTGATGTTAGATGCGACTATTCGTAGTTGTTCTGATCGGGACTTCATCCCCATACTCCGTTCTCAAGCTCGCTCACGAGCACATCCCACACTTGATTGCCCTTGTGGTCTTGGGCGTTCCCCTGCACGTCGAAGAACCGCGACTCGTAGTACCCGTGCATCGTCCACGCCACGCTGGTCTCGAAGTATCAACCAGTGGGAACGCCTTGTGCACGCCCAGCGGCTGGCCGCAAACCCAGCAGAGCTTGCGGTTGACCGCCTGCACCATTTTGTCGGGGCCGATGACGCGGAAGTCCGGCAAGCCATCGATCCACGCGACGAACCAGGGCACTGGAAAGCCGGTCGCCGAGATCGGCAGCCTCTTGATTCGATCCGGCATCGGGATCGACCATATCGACTGATTGAGTTTCTGGTTCATCGGACGCGCCTCTCATGGCAATGGCTCGCGGGCGTTCATCGCGGCGCGCACGTCGGCGACATACTTTTCAAACGAGGCCAAGGTTTCGGGGTCAAGATAAACAACATGGTCGCCTTCCTCACGCGGCGCGCGAAGACAAAATTGAAAGCCGTCAAAGGAAGCGTAGCAACCGTCGCCCAGATACGTTTCCGTCATCCCATTTCCTCATCGACGTATTTCACCAAAGCGTTATGGGCGGCGACCAATCTGTCTAGGGGCTCACGGTTATTCCGCCGCTCCTCCACCGTCAGCCGGTCAATCGCCAACTGTGCCGCGCGCCATTCGAGCACCAGTTTTATGAGATACTTGTCGCTCATTGGGTCGCACCCTTGCCCATAAAATCGACGGCGCATTTCAGACAAAGCCGCATCGGCTGGGGCGGCACATTGGGCCGAAGCTGAATTTGCTGGGCGCAATGCGCGCAGCAATCCAAAACATTATCCGGCAACATCAGGCCCTCATCGGGCCGATAGGGGACGCACACCACCACGTCAGCGGTCGCCGCCTCGGCCTCATCGACTACTTTGATCGGGTCATCGGTGCTCATCGTTTGTTTCAAGGCCTCTTTGCGATGATGCTCGCGGCCTCCAGCAGCGTCGCGAGGCTCGCGGCATGGCGTTGGGGCAATCGTTTGACGGTCGCCAAGGCTTCTCTAATGAGAAGTGTGGCCGTCTCGCCATCGCCCCCGCGCGCCGCCTCGGTGGCTTGAACGATCAGGCCTTCGAGCCGGGCCACCAGCCCGTCAGTTTCCTTTGTCAATTGTTGGCCTTTCGTTTTTCATCGCGGCGATCAACTCGGCGACGTCCTCCCGGCTTCTGCAATCCGCCGCCACCTTCAAGACGAGGCCGTCGTTGCCCTTCATTATGTCGATGCGGAATTCCATTTAGGTCTCGCTCCGGGGGCCGGGATATCGCGATGGCGCGTCCCCTTCGCCAGGAACCACCCGGCCCCGGAGCAAGCTCGTTATTTCTTTTGCTGGTTGCGATCGGTATCGCGCTTCTCGTGCCAGCGTTCCGCCTTCGCCATCTCGGTCGAATAGTCCATCTTCTCGACCTGCTTGATGGTGAACGAGTAGCCCATGCCCGCGAGCGTGGCTTTCATGGTGAGATGCTGCGGGCGCTTGGTCTTTTTCTTTTGCCAATTGGCGATGGTCGCATTGCCGACGCCGGACAGCATCGCGGCTTGACTGACGGTCAGACCTTCCTTGGCGATGACACTGCAAATTTCGTCCATGTCAGGATCATGATCGTGCTCGACAATTTTTCTGTAGAGCCGAATCGATCCTCGCCGGTTGTGTCCAGGCTTGCCGTGTCCGTTCGTTGCCTTCGCCTTCTTAGCCATGTGCCGCGTCTCCATTCATCAACGCGCCGTTATGGGCGAGGGCCGGTGCTTCGGCGGTTTTCTTCTTTGCAGCATCGCGCGCGGCCTGCTTGCGCAGCTTGTCATTCTCCCGCCGTTGCTCTGCCGCCACCTTCTGTTTCACGGGCGGGGCGGCGGGTTTCGCACCCTTTGCCAGAACGAGGTAGTGGCCGGGGCTGACGATCTTGATCCGCTTCGCCGCCACCATGCCCGTCAGGATCGGGCTGATCGATTTATCGTTGCGGCCTTCCTTGGCGAACACATCCCGAAGCTCTCGCATCGTGAACTGCTTCCGCCCCTTGATGGCATTAGCGATCACGTCCTTGTTCAACACCTCGAACCGATGCACGGGATTCGCGGGGCGCGTCGTGGCGGCTTTCGCTGGCGCTGGCAGCGCCTCGACGCGGACGAACTCACCGCCGACGCTCTTTCGGACCACATTGGCGTCGCTCAATTTCTTGACGGCGTAATACGCAGAACTCGGCTCGCGGCCCGCCGCCTTGAAGTGCGCGAGCATGTCTGCTGATTTGAACCGGGCATTCTGCTTCACGAAGGCGGCGGCAAAATCTTCCGCGCTGACCTCGTGCACCTTGCGCTCTCTGGTCTTGAACCGATTGACGTCGGTGATCAGCTCATAGCTGATATTTTGAAGGCCCATTTTCGTCAGCGCAGCGAGCACGAAGCCCATCTGCTCCATCGAGGTCTCTGCAAAAATTCGGTATCGATCTATCGTCTCTGGTTCTTTCTTTGCCATTCCGCTGTTTCCTCTTTGTGTGATGAGAGTTGGTTTTCACAGTCCTTCGAACCGCTTCGCCAGATCGACGAGCGCTGCCCGCAGGTTTTCGTCCTTGATGGTGACGAAGCTGTCGACCAGCTTCGATCCGTCGCGCGTCGCAACAATGCGATCGACGTTCGACAGCTTCACTTTTTTCTTGCCGTTGCCGTTGATTCGCACCGGCAGAAGGTCAGAGACCGCAATGTCAAAAATCTGCGCAAGCTGCTCCATGCGCGACCCGGACACCCGGTTGACGCCCTTCTCATACTTTTGGACCTGCTGGAACGACACGCCGAGCTTTTGCCCGAGTTCGTCCTGCGAGATGCCTTGCTGGTTGCGGTAGCCCCGGATTTTCTCGCCGATGTAGGCGTCGACCGGCGTAACCATTCTCGTGTTTCCTGACATAATAAGCATGCTTCCTTTCTTCTGATTGTGACCCGTCGCCAATTGCCGCGCAACGCGAAGAGAGGTCAAGCACAATACATCCTTCGGGTGAACTCCAAGTTATTCCGCACACATCCGATAAAATTTTGTTCAGCCGTAAACCTCCCCGTTTCCCTTTGACAATTTTCGGCAAGGTATGTCAGGAAGCGTTTTGACGTCAAGCATTGCGCGTTTAACAAATGTTACGCTACCAGATGGGTCAAATGGTCGATGCAGTGGGTCAAATGGTCGATGCACACGGGTCAAATGGCCGACGCACGGAAGGGCGGATAACACATTGATGAGCGACAACGACGTCGCCTGGATCAAGGGCTTTATTGAAACCCCAGTGCTGGGCAAGACACTCCGCCGCCTTTTGGCGGGCGAAAAGCTATTCGCCAGAGGCCATCCAGTGACAGAGATTTTCTTCATCAGAGACGGTAATTTCAGAGTGAACGCCACGGGACCAGACGGCACAACCGCCCTGCATGAATTAGCCGGGCCGGAATGCTGGCTCGCGCTTCGCGCGCTGGGTGGCCATACCGTTCATGCCTACACTGCCATCGCGACAGAGCCGAGCGAGGTCGTTGTCTTCCAGCTACCGCTGTTTCATCAGATGACTATGGAGTATCCCTGTCTCAACCGCCTACTGGTGCAGGCCTTGGCTCACCATATGGTCGTGCAGGGTGCCGCGAAAGATGATCATACTTTCCACAGAGCCGAATGGCGGCTCACCCGCGCGCTTCACGAAAGGTTTCCGGCGGGTAATAAAAATGTCACGACGCTGACAATCGACATGTCGATGGCCGGGATGGCAGAATTAATCGGCTGTAGTCACTCGACGGCGAAACGATTTGTCCGAATGGCAGAGCGGCATGGCATGTTAGCGAGGAAGAAAAAAACGAAGGAGAACAGAACGATCTACCTCTACCGAGAGCCGCTTCGCGAATACCTGTGCAACGCCGATGAAATGAGCAAATAAAACGAGGACGTTTTCGCAAATGAAACTGACATTTGGAACCTCCGCTGAAACCAGCACCACCCTTTACCTCGACGAGGACGACACCGTCATTGTGCAAAGCAAGAACCCGGAGATGGCCCGCAAGATCGCGCGTGCAGTGAACCGCGATGACCAGTTCCAAGCGCTGGTCGCCGCGCTGACCCCGTTCCGGTCAAGCGAGATGGGCGGCCTACTCGTCAACATGATCGACATCCGCGAACCCAAAGCCAAAGAAGCAGAGAAGCAGTTGTCCATGCTGATCAATTTCGTCGATTTGATCCTGAACACCATCGAGATGCGCAGCGAAATCAATGAGTATGACGACGCCAACGCCGCATGAGGTCGACGCGCTGGTCGAGCGGATCAAGCTGCTGCTGCGGGGCCAAGGCCCCGAGCTTCAGGGCGCGGCACTCGCCGATCTGGTCGCGATATTCTTTGCCGGGCATCACCCGGCAATGCGCGAGGAAATGATCGGGCACTGGCTGACCGCCATGCGCGGCCTAATCCCGATCAATGAGGCGCTGCAGTTCGAGCACATCGGCAAGCCCGAGGGCTGGAACAGACAATGATCGATGCGCGTGCCGATCTCGACCGCTTGATGATCGATGCGGCGACCGCCGAGAACGACGCTTGCGCGCTGATAGCCGAGGACCTTCATGCCGCTGGCGGCGATGCGATGACAATTTCCGCCGCGATTCGCGACCGCTGCTTTGTCGATGACTTGCCGACCGACGAGCATGTCATGACATGGTGCAAACCTGGCCGCGATGCCGCGACCTGCCGCTACCTGACCATGAGGGGGCACGGCTGGTCGTGTGAAAAATTCGGCCCAGCTCGCGCGCTGATCGACCGCCGCGCCGCCGCTGGCGAGATGCACGCAAAATCCGACAACTGCGGTGGGAGGCGCGCGCGATGATGGAGCAGGAACAGGACAAGCCCCGTCAGCTATCGCGCTCCGAGACCCACGATCTATCAATGATCATCAAGGATCGGACCAAGGTGCTCAAGGCGCACGCCGAGGAACAGGCGGCGCAATGCCTCGCCGAGTTCGAGGCCAAGATGGCAACCGTCTATAAATATGACGATGACGAGGTATGGAAGGAGGCCGCGCTCGCCTCGCAGCGCGTGGTCGCCGAGGCCACGGAAAAGATCATGGAGCGATGCAAGGCGCTCGGCATCCCGGCGGCATTCGCGCCGTCGCTCAATCTTACCTGGGCCGGGCGTGGCCAGAACATGATGGCGTCCAGGCGCGAGGAGTTGCGACGCGTCGCCAAATCGTCAATCGAGGCGATGACGAAAGCGGCGATGACGAAGATCGAACATCAAAGCCTCGACCTTCGAACGCAAGTGGTCTCGATGGGCCTGCTATCACCCGACGCCAAGATGTTCCTCGAAAGTCTCGCCCCGGTCCAGGATGCCATGCGTTCGCTCGACTTCGGCGAGATCGAGCGCCGCCTCGACGATGGCAAGCGCCAGCGGATCGAGAACCAGCGGCGACTTTATGGGGGCGATTGATGGTTCGGCTTCCATGCGGTCGATCTCTGGTGATCGACTAATCCGCACTCGCCTTTTTCGCGAGTTGTTCGAAATTGGGTGTAAAAGTGCACAGACAGCCTTTTCATTCGGCAGTTGCTCTGCCAAGAGAAGAGGCACTAACGCAACCGTGCGCTGTAGAGGATTGCATGGCCAAAAGGAAGGAGCTATCGATCGGCGAGTTCATTCGCACGACGCGGCTCAAGAAAAAAATATTACTGATCGACTTCGCTGACGCGGCAATGATCGCCCGGCCCACCGTTTACCGATGGGAAAAGGCGAAATACATCCACGAGAAAAACTTGCCGCATATTGCGCGGGCGCTGGGCGTCAAGGTCGATCAGCTTCGGGAATTGAACCGGCCGCCGCGCTAGGCAGCACCATGGCCGCGAACGCCTGCTCGACCCCGGCAATGAACGCCATCGCGGTGGGTAGCGACGGCGCGTCATAGACGATGTCGCCGGTCGGTCCCATCCACAGGATTTCGACGTGCCAGTGATCCCCGGCCCGGCAGATCGATCCCGCGACGATGTTCTCGTCACGCTTGATCAGGATCATGGTCTCATCGACCTGTTCGGTTTGAAATTTCATTGTCATCGTTTCCGTGCTGCCTCATCCTCTTGTTCCCAGCGCCAGCCGAAGCGCCAATCGATGCCCATGTCTGGGTCTTTGAACGGTGGGCACTTCGTGACCGGCAGACCAGCGCGAAACGCGGCCCGCCCCTCGGCGATCAGCAGGTCTCTGGTCCGTTCTTCCGTGCGCTTTGGGTCGGGGTCCGGCGCGAGCGGCAGCTTGGTGAAGTCGATCACCGTGGGCGGCGGGATCGTGACCGAGATTTCCAGCGCGGCCCGGCCAGCCTCAAGCTCTGCGGCCACCCTGCTCATATAGGTCATGTCATTGGCAGCGGCGACCTGCTCGCACCACCTCTTCCACACAGCTCTCAATTCGGCATCCGCTTTTTCAGTCATCGTTTGACCTCCGGCTTCCGCATCTGCTTCGCGATGTCCTCCAGTATGTCCGGCAGCGCCAGCGTGGTGTCGAGAGTGGCCTGACACGAAAAGCCGCTGCCCTTGTTGCCGCCGACCACGATCAGGATCACACCGCCCTCGCCGCGCAACTCGGTCCCGATCCCGGCCCGCTCGCGCACCAAGGTGCAGAGGTCGTCATACTTGCCCGGTCCTATCGCCATGCTTTTCAGTCTCCGCTTCAATGACTGCCGCCCGCCAGCCCTTCCCCGCGATATAAACCCGCGCCCGCTCGTCTGACCAGCCCACCATGAACCGCAGGATCGGGGCCGCCCGCCGCACGGTTCCGTCGCTCTCGAACCCGGCCACGAAATGCGGGGCCACCACGCGGATTAGGCGCATGGCCCGTTGGGGGGCATCGGGAAAACCAACCATTAGATTTTAGAAATCGCCGCCTCGCGCAGCGTCCGATAAACCTGCCGGTCACCCGCCACCTGAAACCCGCCCGGCAGGTGCCGGATGGTGTGCCTGCGCCCGCGCCCGACGATCAGCGTCCATTCAAAAATCGGGTCCTCGACCATCTGCACCATACCCCGGCGGGCCATCTGGCGGGCGATCTCATGGCCTCGCGGCAATCGCTTGTGCGGGTAATGCCGTGCCTGATTCGGATGGATCCGGCCGCGCTCGACGAACTCGTCGCGCCAGCCCGGTTGGAATTCTGGGCCGGTCATGCTTCCGCCTCGGCCGCCGCGATCAGGCGCTTGCCTTCCTCCTCCGGTATCTGCTTTCCATGCCGCCAGAACTCGACCTTGAGATATGGCCGCTTCGGGATCAGGTAGCCGCTCTCTCGATTATGCTTTTGCCCGGTCGCCATGACCGCGACAAAAACCTCGGCCTCTGGCCTGCCGGGGATCATGGTGGGATCGATAAACATGGCATGGTTGCCCAGCGCCGCGCCCGCCGCCTTCGCCTTTGTGAAACCGATCTCCCGCGCGTATTTCGGCGCGGCCAGGTACGGGCAAACCTGGAGCGCATAGTGCGCGCACTCGTCGTGCATCGGCGGGTCGATATATGCGCCATGCGCGTGAAACGCCGACTTCGATCCGCCGACGAACCAGCGGCCCCGGAACAGCTTGGTGCCGCAAATGCCGCAACGGTCCTCGGCAATCGATTGCTCGCGGATCAGGTGGTCATTGATCGCAAAGTGCGCGGTGCCAACCTTGTCGATTACCACCCCGTAGGGAATGGCATGGCCGCGAGGGTCGACTTTCAAATGGGCCATACGCTCGGGGATTTTGACTGTCACAAATGTTACCCTCCAATTGGCCCCCGGCCCATATAGCGTCCCGCCCGTAGGCCCGGCCAGTCTCCCTGGCGCAATGCCGCCCGCCCGCCGCTACCGGCGCGCGCCAAGCCCCACCGCGCCCCGCCCGTAGGCTCTAGCTTGGCCGGGGCTATCCTGGCCCCACCCGCCGGGCGGCCCCGACCCTGGCGTGCGCTTGAGCGGGAGGCGCGCGCCGGTTGGCGGCGGTCTCAGCCCGCATGGCGCGCGGCGGGTAGGCATAGCTCGCCCCCTCCCAAAAACCGCGTATTCTCTGGCATACCAACCCTCCAAAGGCAGGAACAAAGGGGCACCACTGCGGTGGAAACTGCGGTGGTTTCGGTTAAACTGCGGTGGTTTCGGGAGGTTTTGTTCGACTTTCGTACCCTTCGGTCGCTGCCCCCGAAATGCAAAAAAGCCCCTATTTCTAGGGGCTTATTTGGTCGGAGCGAGAGGATTTGAACCTCCGACCCCTAGTCTCCCAGTAAAGGGGGCTTGTCAAGAGTTAGCCTAGTGTCGCAGCGCTTAAACCGATTTCAGCCTGCGGCTGCGGCGGTCACTGCGGTGGTTTTCGGCCCGCCTTTGCATCCGCGCCTGAGCCTGCTCCTCGATCGCCGCAGCCACCCGCGCGGCATTGACGTGGGCATAGGTATTCATCGTGGTCGAGATATCGGCGTGCCCCAGCGCCTCCTGCACGATCTTGATGCCGTCTGCGGTCTCCACCGAGGCCAGCAGGTTGGAGGCGAAATCGTGCCTGATGTCATGGAACCGGAAGCGGTCCTTGCCCGCGATCGGGATGCCCGCCTCGACCCGGATGTTGGTCCATTGCCGCCGCAGCCCATCCTTGGTGATCGGGTAGCGCTTGCCCGCAACCAGCTTCTCGACCGTGCCATCCTTGCGCTTCTGGGTGCGCGTGCGCTGGGCGATATAGGTGAACACGAACTGAGGATGGTGGGAGCGCAGCGGCCACAGGATCGCCCGGATCGCAGGCGTGATCTTGATGATCAGTTCCTTGTCGCCCTTGCCTTTCAGGATGATGATGCCGCGATCCCATTTGCAGTGCTCGTGCTCCAGCTTGTAGCATTCGGATTTGCGCTTGCCGGTGGTGCGCGCAAACTGGATCAGCGGATCATAGTCCGCCCGCAGCGTCGCGCTGGCATCATCCAGCCGGTCGCTCTCGCCAAGGGACAGAACCCTCGGACGAACCTTCGGCTCGGGCAGCCATAACTTTTTGAAGTCTGGTGCGTCCGGCAGAACCGCCTTGTTCGCCTTCGCATAGGTGAACAATTTTTTCAGTTGCTCGGTGGTGTCATTGATCGTGAACGCGGTGATCGGTTTGGCCTTCTTGCCGACCTTGCGCTTGCCGGTCGGGTCGAGCAGCGCGGCGGCTTCGCCGACCTTGTGCTTGCGCCGCCAGTTCAGCAGCGCGGTCGCCTTGCCATGGTCGATCGAGGGCAGGTCGATTTCCGGCCCATAGCTATCCTCGAAAAATTTGACGACCAGCGCGACCTTGCTTTGCGTGATCGCGGCACCCTCGCCCGCATGGTGGTCGCCGACGTCGCGCATGTAGCGCTCGGCCACGTGATCGAGGCGCAGCGAGTTTTGCGAGACGCCTGCCGCCGCTATAGAGGCGCGGAGGTCTTTTTCGATTTGGATGGCGGCGGTGTTTGCTTCTCGCTCGCTTGTTTTCTTAGTCGAGCGCGAAAACTTAACACCGTCGATCCAGATGTCGGTGCCGAAGTATTTCGAGTGGCCGCGTTTGTAGACGCTGGGCATGGCGTGACGGTCCTCTGCTTTCGTCGTTCCTTGAATGCCGCGATGTCGTCATCTTCGAACCGGAGGCTCTCGCGTTTCGACCCTCGACCGACGTTGATGGGGTGCAATTCGCCGTCCTTGACCAGCCGCCGGACCTGCTCTGGATTGACCGCCAGTTCTGTCGCCGTCTGCCGCGTGGTCTTCAGATTTTGACCCATCGAACGCACCTCAATTTACACGGGAACTCGGCCCCAGACGACCACTAAAAAAGCTAGAAAATAGCAACCATTTCAACCATTTAGGCCCAGTTCTAAGGGCCAAGGGGCGCTTTCGCCTCCACGGTGTCGCGCAAAGCACGCAAAAACGCATGCGCATTTGCGGATCACTAAGCCGCCGCATCGCTGGGCAACTCCCGCCAATAAACCCACCGCCCCCCGCTCCCCCATGACATTTTGCGCCGCCGAATCGTCCCCGCCTCGGCGAGCCGGTTCAGCCGGTGGGAGATTGTTTCAAGCGCCCAGCAATCCAGCGCATGCCAGATCGCTTTCGCGCTCGCGGCATTGTCCTCGCCGATCGGCACCGCCTGGACCAGGGCATCGGTCATGGATGCGACCTCGACATTACAATTCCCCTCCTCACCGAAAGTCCGTCCCCTTCGGCAAGCCGTATGCCTCGCGGCAGTGCTCCTCATAGCGCGCCAATTCCTCGTTGGCAGCGAGCCGCATCTGCTCGATGTACTCGGCTTCGGTGATCAGGCCCTTGGCGACCAGCAGCGCCGCCAGCCCCGAGTGATCGGCGGCGCGCATGTCGATACCGACGCGAAGGTGCTTCAGCATATGGACGATCTTGTCCTGCCCCCCGCGTGAGCCGGGATGCTCGTCGTCGGCAAAACCCTGTTGGCTCATCTCAAAGCGGATCGCCGACTGAACGCCGTGCCCCGCCTCCTCGTAACTCAGACCCAGATCGCGCATTTTCATGCTGTTAGTCTCCCTTGAGATTTCTCATTCTGGAAAGGGCGCGGGAGGCATTCGCGCCCTCCCGCGCAAGGTGTCCGGGGCATAACGAACCCGGATTGGAAAAACCCTCACCACCGCCGGTCCCCGACGCGGCTGCCGATCTTCCACGCGCCGCGCTTGTAGTCGGCCTCGAAGAACGCCTTGACATCGCCGCCCATCGCCGCGCGTGTGCCGGGATCGATCCGCTGCTGCACCATGCACCTGCGGCCCTCGGCATAGACCAGCGCGAAGTCGCGCTGATCGGGATCGTTGGTCGACAGCGGCAACTGCACCTTGACGATCTCGGTCATGCTGCCTCGACCTTCGGCTTGCGCACGCGCCGCTCGCCCTCCAGCAGCGCGGCGCACTGCCGGATCGCGGCGATCAGTTCGTTGGCCTGCGCCTTGGTGGTGATGTTGCCGACGATGTGCACCTCGACCGGCGAAGTGCTGGTGTCGACGCGGATGTCGGTGCCTTTCGGAATTCTCATGGCGTTTGCCTCCCTTTCTTTGGTTTGCGTTTTGCGGCGGCCTCGATGTCGTCCTTGATCCTTTTCTGCGTCGCCGCCGATCGCTTCGGCTTGGCGGAAATCAGCTCGGTGTCGATCAGCCGCTTGTTGGCGGCAACCCGCGCCTCACGCTGCGCCCGCAACGCCGCTTCCTTTGGTCCCGGCGGCTTGCTCACCTCGCGTCCTCCTTGTGATGGGTAACCTTGCTGTCGGACCGCGCGCGCCTGCCAAGATAAATCTGCACGGTCCCAAGGCTGACATGCATCATGTCGGCAACCCGTTGTTCAGGTTCATCGAACCGCGCATAGGCGATGCGAGCCATCAGCCGCTTGGCGACCAGGGCGCGCGCACGAACGATTCTTGGGATATTGCAGCGCGCTTTGATCAGCTCTGGATCAACGCCGCGCTCGCGCGCCACTTCGGCAATCACCGCATGCAACAATGCGCGCGGCGTCAGTGTTGGCTCATCCATCGGTAATCCCTCCCATGCCATGGGTTGCGGCGATGTCGGCTTCCTCCTCGACGATCAGCGTCACCAACAGCAGCAGCCGCAGTGCGTGCAGCTCGATGTCGAGGCAGCGCGCGACGCCCCGTGGATAGCCGGGATCGTCGCGCCACTTGTCGCGGGTCGATTGGGTCCGGTAAATCAGGTTCTCGATCTCGCGAGATGTCGGCTTGTCGATCATTGTAGTTCGCCCCTGCAATACAGATCGATGTCGTCGGCGGTCAGCTTGTGATCGTGCATCATCTCGGCGAACTGCTCGGCCGTGATCAGGCCGTCGCCGAACAGCCCGAGAATTTCGTGCAGCCGCTCGCGCTTGGACGGTCGCTGTTGCATCGCCTTCGCCATCAGTAGTCGTCCCGCCGCATGTGATAGCGATAGGCTTCGACGTTTAACCAGACCTCCTGCCAAGCGAACCAGAACGCCGACCGCATTTCATGGAGCAGCGTCCCGACAAACGCGAAGATCAGGATCAGCGGCAGCGCAAGGGTCAGCGTCGTCCGCACAAATATCTGCTTGCCCGTCATCGCCGCTCCCATCCGCCGCCGATCTTCATCCTGATGCCGCTGTCGCGTGATCCAGGCATCGGGCGGCCCTTTCGTTTCCTGATCCCGAGATGCTTCATCTGCACCCGGTTGTTGATTTTCTTCTCGGCGACGTCGCGCGGCGTCTTCACCTTCTTGTCGCAAGCCTCATGGATCGGCCCGAGATTGCGCTCGCGGTTCTGACCGCCGTTGATGATCGCCTTGCGGTGATCGCAGACCCAGCGGCGGCCCCTGATCTTGACGCCGCACTCGCAGCAGACGCCGTCGAACTTCAGGAACACCCGGAGCCGAACCCGTGGCGGCACCGGGTCGTCATCGCTCTTGCCAATCCACTCATTGACCGTGCGGCTCATGCATCTCGCCCGCGCCTGATGTCCTCGATCTTGCCAGCGGCGACCGCCGCGACGCCCATTGCACCGACGGTGCAGCCGATGACGAGGCCAGTAATCAATCCGCCGACAAAATCCATGGACACGCCCTCCCGTTAGTGCACCGTCGCGTCGACCATCAGCATGTAGTTGCAGCCGCGCGCCTTGAGGTCGGTTTCGGCCCCGCACTCCTGGCATTGCCCGAACGTGAAAAACTTGTTCGGCTGGCCCATGGTCTGGCGCGATCCGCAGCGACCGCAGGTGAATTTCTGAAAGATGGTGTGACCCGCTTTCGCCCAGGCCTCGGCCTCGCGGGCCACTTCATCGAAAGGGTGATCATTCATGGGCACATCTCCGCCTTTGCCGTGTCACGCGCTGCATTCAGTTCGGCCATCGCTTCCTGCGAGCCGCCGCTGTCCGGGTGCCGCTTGGCGGCAAGCTCGCGATACGCCTTCTCGATCGCCCCGGCGTCGGGCTTCCCGACATGGGTCAGCCGCAGCACGTCGCGCCAGTGCTTGCCCTTCGGCGCGGGCAGCGCCTTGAAGCCCGCGAAGCTCGCCCGCACCAGATGCAGGCTGCCGTGGCGCAGCTCGGTGCGCCGCGCCTCGACGATGTGATGCACGGCTTGCAGGTTCGCTGCCGTGGACGAATAGCGGTCGCAGGGAATGCACAGTTGCAAGCCGTCCCAGCGAAACCAGACCGCCACGCCCGCGTCGGCCGGAACCCGTTCAAGCAGGCTCATGTTCGAGGACATGATCGCGTCGGCAATCACCTTGCCGCTGTCCTTGGCGAACAGGTTTAGCGAGCGGACGACATTCGCAAGCGCAGCATCATGCGACACCTTGAAGCGACCGGCCTCCGCGTATTTGGTTCGCGGAAAGCCGGGCGGCCAGTGCAGCGGATATGCCTGGGCCTGCTCGGTCATTGGATCAATTCACCTTCGCCGTGTCGTCGGTGCGGGTGCCGTTGGTCAGGAACATCGGCATGTCATCGTTATCGGCTTCAGCAAGTCGCCGCTCCTGCAATTCCCGCTCGCTCTCGTGATACTTGTTGATCCCGCTCACCAGACTGGCCCCGGTCTGATCCAGCAGGCTTTTGATCGCCTCGGCGCGCCGCATGAAGTTGTCGCGATCCTGCTGGGTCTTGGCCAGCGCGCGCCGCAGGCTCTCATTTTCAAATTCGATGATCGCCTTGTTGTGCTTCAGCACTTCGTTCTCCGAACGCAGCGATTGCAGTTCGCTTTCCAGCGACGAGATTTCATTGGCGAGGTTCATACGTCGGCTCCCGTTGGTTGATCAGAAATAGCCGCGCCGTCGTCATGAGCTGGGGGCTGTAGCGACGACGACGCGGCCTCGGCGGATGGCATCACAACATCCGCCGATTGACCGGCAGCAGCGGAACTCCTGCCGGACCTCTTGTGATCGACCGTCGTCGCGGCTGCGATCGACGCTTCGATCGATGACTTGGTATGCTCGAAGCCTTCACCCACCGGGCCGCGCAGGCGCTCGCGCAATTTCGGCGAAACGTCCTTGGCGTGATCGGGACCGATGCGGCGCTCCTCTGCCTCTTCCATTTCGTCGCGCGCGTAAACGCCGCCCAGGATGTCGGGGCAGAACATCCGCGCCCAGTCGCGCGAGGTGTCATAGAACATCTGCACGTTGGGCTTGCGGTCCCACAACGGCGACCCTTTGGTCTGGCCATACTGGTTTTTGCCGGGCCGCAGCTCGCCCAGCGTCGCGCTGGTCAGCTCGCGCACGATGGTCTCGCCCTTGAAGGTGCCCCATACCCGGCACTTGCGATCGTCGCCTTCGCCGATGATCTCGTATTGCAGCCGCTCCTTCAGCGGCGCGCGGGCCTCGATGATGGCGTGATAGAATTGCGATTCATAGGCGACCCGCTTAACGCCTTTGTTTTCGACCAAATAACTCCAGTTCGCCAACGTCAGCGGCGAGATGCCAAGCTCGGTTGCCCGCAAGATGATGCCCCAGCAGCCGCCGACATTGCCTTGCAGCCATTCAGGCAGCATCGGACCGGCGGTCGCCATCAATTTCGCCGCCTCGCCCATCTGGAAAGCGTTCTCGAATTTCAAACCAAAGTCGGAGATCGGGACCATGGTGGTGCGCTCGGTCATCACCCGTTCGATCTGGCCTTCGGCGAGCATCCGTCGCGTCACGCGGCCAGTGTCTTCCGGTTCACGTGACTTCACGCCTGGCACTTCGTCAGCCATTGCCGTTTCCATTGAATTACCCCTCATCGTTTCGTCGCTCATGGCCGATATCCCAATTTCCTAAATACAAATCGTTGCGCTGCGAAGCGTGGCGCAGCGGTGCCGAGCGTTGCCGAGCGCGGCGTTGCGAGGCGAAGCCTAACCGAGCGGGTGGATGGACGATGCGGTGCGGTGCGGAGCCTTGCGATGCGGAGCCTTGCGCGGCACTGCCCTGCGTGGCGGAGGAAAATGGTTGATAGACGTTGCGAAGCCGAGCGATGCGACGCGCGGCCTTGCGTAGTGCTGCGCGGCGGGGAAATTCGATGCGAAGCGTTGCGAAGCGTGGCGTCGCGTAGCCCTGCGGTGCCGAGCGAAGCGCGGGCAATTTTCGATAGACGATGCGTTGCGAAGCGCTGCGCGGCGTAGCGGTGCGTCGTGAAGCCTCGCGCGGCGCTGCGCTGCGAAAATCTCTATAGACGTTGCGCTGCGTGGCGACGCGCGGCGTGGCGTTGCGTTGAGACGCGCGGCGCGGGTCGATCATTTTACTTCCTTTATCTTTTGCAGCACAGAACTCAGATCAGGAATCGTGGAGGTGTGACGGGGCTTGACGGTCGTCGCCGCATCCTCGATTGCGGCAAACCGTGTATTGTTGCGGGCAGCGTGAAGCTGCTCACCGTTCGACAAGCGGTCGAAGACCACCTTTCCCAACCGTTTGCGACCACGACGAGCGCCACGCGCGATCTTTTTGAGATCACCCTCCGACCCAACGACAATGTCGGTATCGCGCATCCGCTTCCACCCGAATTTACGGACACGACGGAACAGAACGGGCGGGTCAGCCCGTTCCAGGTCACGCAAAGCAGCGCGCAGCGCATATGTGTCCGATCGAACCGGCACGCCAACCATTTGTGACAGGGCTTCGTCCGACATCTCATCATTCGTCCCGATCAGAACCGCGATAATCTTGCGCGTCAGGTCTGCCGTCTCTGGCCGTTTCACAAATAGGGTTTGCACCGTCATCGGCTCAACTCCACTCGAATTTGGTAGGCTTGAAGCGACCATTTAACCCGCCCTTCTCTGGGCGAAAGCGACCGATGCCAATACTGGCCCCGCCGATCTTGAGCACCTGTTCAAACACCTCGCGCGTCACGGTGTCGTCCATGATTGTGAAATTTGCTATTATTCCGACCCATGTCGGGATCACTGGAAAGGTTTTCCAAACCCGCTTGCCGCTCCCGCGAATGCCATCGACGTTGGCGCTGATCCGAACCGAAGCGACATCAGCCTTGTAAACGCCGAGATACACATCGTTGTCGCAGATAACATCGGCCAGAAAATACTTGGCATAGGTCGACTTGCCCTTGCCTGGAATTTGCAGACCGCTTTTCTTAGCCGCGCTGTCGCAGCACTGCTTTAGCCCCATCGCTGGAATGAAAATCTCGCCCTTGTCGTTGCAGTTGCACTTGTCGCGCCACGTGCGCAGCTCATGCGCGTCATTGGTCTCGCCGTTTAATTTCGGAGTCTCATGCTGACGGCTCTGCGAATAGGGTGTGATCGATTGAAGGGTCACGGCTACTGTTCTCATGGGGTGTTCATCCTTTGGTTTCTCTGTGAGGGATTGACCGACTGTTGCCGAAGCGTTTGCGGTGCGACCTCGTTGGAATAGGACGTTGCGTTGCGGTGCGATGCGCGGCGAAGCGCGGTGTTGCGAGGCGCAGCGGTGCGCGGCGTAGCGCTGCGCGGTTTATTTCATGCGGCCTCCCTCAGTTGCAGGCGCAGGCGTTCATCAATCTGCGTGCGCTTCCATTCGGGCAAATCGACAAATTCAGCATCTGGCCTATCATCGCCGGGGCCGGGCCAGATGCCGGTCGACAGGCAATCGCTGATCATTCTGATCGCAACCCGGTTCAGCTTCCTGCCGCGATCGATATCCTCATCGCGCAATTGCTGCACCCGCACGCAATACGGCGGCGTCTTTTCGATCCAGACCAAATTGAAACTGTTCGCCTCGATGCCGAGCGCTCGCGCGCCCTCGAACGTCAATGCGGCCTGCTGCGCATAGCCGAAGTCGGAGATCGATCGTTGCAGGTCGAGGTACAGCGTCGACAGGCAGGTTTTCAAATCGCTAAAATCGCCGTCATCCGATGGTATCGCGTCGGGCCGCGCCTTCAGCCACAGCCCGGTTTCCGGATCGCTCCAGAACATACTGCGCTCGATCAGCCCGTTGAGAATCCCCGCCTGCACCAGGGGGTGTTGGCCAAGGCTCACCGCCATGCCACGTATTTGCTCGACCTGCGCTGGTGTCAGCACGGTCTTGCCCTCGCGCTTCGCCTGCGCCAGCCACTTTTTGCAAACCGTGCGATTGCCCTGCCACGCTTCACCGCCGATCTGCTCGGGCCTGACAGCAAACACGTTTTCGAACCCGATCTCGGCGGCGAGCAGATGGTGCGTAGCTCTGCCCAGCGCGAACGCTTCGGTTTCTTTCGGCTCGGCACGGCTCGGATTGAGCGGGCAAGCTGCCCATGCATGCGCGGGCGAGGTGTTGATCAACGTGCGCAACGTCGACGACGACACGCTCGGCCCGTCACAGATATCGCCGCGGTGGTAATCATCAAGCGGCAACCGGGAGTAGACACCAGGAACCGTGATCTGCTGGCCGTTCCATTTGATCGACTGGATCATGCTCGACGGCATAGCAAACCTCCCTGCAATTGCTGCACTTGCGCTGTTTCGGGTCAGGCCCGGCATTTGAGTTGAAAAAGTTCGAACACAACCTCTGGTGCAGAGGTCCGATCCCGCAGCGTCTATGCAAATTAAAAAACCATAAATTTTGCGGCTTGTATCGACCATTTGGTCGATCGATGCGAAATATTTTCCGCGAACGCGATCTAACGCGGTTGCTAACGGAATTTGACGACGGGCAGCGAACGGAAAATAAATCGCACGGCAACAAGGGGGTCGCGCTATTGCGCTCCCTTCTTGCTTTCTTTCTTCCTTTCTTTCTTTAGCCGCGCGTAGCAACGAATGTGCCAGCCGATTTTCGGAACCGCGAAAATAAATCGCCTAACGGAAGTTGCCTAACGGAATGTGGCAACAATCGCGCAGTCGACCAAATGGTCGATCAGTGAGGACCAAATGGTCGATCGATATGTCGAAAGTGCCAACGCGTATGCCGAGTATGTCGATAGTGCCAACCGAGGAGCACCGCTCATCGCGTTTTCGTCAGGAACTTTTTTTAATTCTTGACGAATGAATTTAGCAGAGAGCAACAATGTCGACTGTTGAAGTAGCAGCCGATGGAAGACGCGAATGTCGAGATCATCGAAACGCGATGCCGTTATCCTGCTCATCGCAGAGACAAAACTCCGGGAAGCCATCGCTAAGACGTGCAAGATCAGCATGGACGCGATCAAGCAATGGCGGCGCGTGCCACCGACACGCGTCATCGCGGTCGAGCGGATCACGGGCATTCCACGGCACCTGATCCGCCAGGATATCTATCCAGACCCCTCAAAGGAGTTCCCGAATGGCAAATCCAGCCACCGCAAACGAGCCGTCAGCCGAGACCGTGTTGGCAGCCGTCAACGCGCTCGAAAAAATCGACAGCGATCTGCTGGCCGAGAAGATGGCGTACATGAGCGCGTGCAAACAATTGCGGATTAGGAAGGCCGATCAATACGATCACGCCAGCGATCAGGGTATCAGCAAGAAGCTGCTGAAGAAAAAGATCAAGGAACGCGACCTCAAGCGCAAGGTCGCGGGCGTCACCGCCGACCTGGAAGAGGACGAGCGCAGCGAATACCAGATGCTGTCGGAAAAGCTGGGCGAGTTCGCTGACACGCCGCTCGGCGCTGCGGCGCTTGCCAAAGCCACCGGGGCAGAAACTCTGGCGCGGATGGGTGCGTGATGGACAACGCAGTTGCACGAAAGCCAGACGCGGGCGAACTCACGCTGTTCGATCCCGACAAAGCCTTGCAGACAGTTGCTATTGCCGAGGCTGGCGAGAAGCATTGGGCGCGCGCGAAAGACCCGGCGAAGCTGTTCGATGCCATCGCGGCCAAGGTCAAGGCGCAGGCGGAATATGTCGTCTGGCGTGACGGCAAGGCGAAGCCTGCACATAGGCCGAAGAAAAACTCTTTCAGCACTGAAAGAGTTTTGCCAGCCGCCGATCCCGGCGATCTGACTGCCCATCGCTGGCGCAAGGCGTTCTGTCTCAAAGGCGACACCGGCACCATCATCGATCAGGACAAGATGGCGCTGGCATTGGAGGACGCTAAGGCTCGTGCCCTGCGTATTGTTGAGGGCGAGAAGAACGTTCGCGGCACCGAGGGCACTGGCGAAAACGAATGGTACACGCCCGCCGAGATCATCGCTGATGCCCGCCGGGTGCTCGGCATGATCGATCTCGATCCCGCGTCGAGCGAGCAGGCACAAACCGTTGTTCAGGCGCGGCAATACTTCTCGCTTGCTGACGACGGGCTGATGCGGATGTGGCACGGCAACGTGTGGCTCAACCCGCCCTATGCGCAGCCGTTCATCGAGCAGTTCGCCGACAAGATGATCGCGGAAGTGCAAGCGTGCCGCGTCACGCAGGCGATCATGCTGACGCACAATTACACCGATACGGCGTGGTTTCAGAAGCTGGCGGCGCAGGCCGACGCCGTCTGCTTTCCAAAGGGGCGCATCCGGTTCGTCGCGCCGGATGGCACGCTTGCCGCGCCGACACAGGGGCAGGCGTTTTTCTATTTCGGCAACGCGCCCGCTCGCTTCTTCGAGGTGTTTTCTTCGCGCGGTTTTGTTGCGGGGCCTCTAGCGCGACAGTGAACAATGGCCAATGGCGGCTTCAACCCGATGCGATGGAATTGTCTTGAGGACGGATGCTTCAATTGGAAGCTCCGTCCCAAGATCGAAATGTTTCACGACTGCTTTCCGGGGAGGATCGGCTTCATGGATGTTGATGCTTTCGCTGAGCGAGACGGCGCGTTCATCATGCTTGAATGGAAAGCCGATGGCGGCGCTGTAACCGAAGGGCAAGAGATCGCCTTTCGCGCCGTGTCAGCCCTCGACCGCAGCGTGGTCGTGGTTGTGCATGGCGATCCGAAGACGATGGATGTGCGCGGCTACAGCTATTTTTGGAAAGGTGAATTCAATGAGTTCAAGGAACGCACGTTCGCCGATCTGCACGCCTTTGTGAAGCGCTGGTCCGACATGATCGACGAAACGAAGGCTGCGAAGGAGGTTGTCGGGTGATGGTGACCGTTCTCGCCCTCGATTTGGCTTCGACATCTGGCTGGGCCGTTGGCGAACCGGGCGGCAAGCCCGCGCATGGTTCGCATCGGTTCGCGCGCGCCGGGGCCAGCCATGAGGCGATCTTCGCGGGCGCAGTGAAGTGGATCAACGGCCTCCTCAACGAATACGAACCGCGCACCGTGGTCTGGGAAGCGCCGCTCGCAGGCTTCAAGGGCGGCAAGACGACGAACGACGTCACCACGATCCTGTTCGGCCTGCCAGCGGTGATCGGCGCGGTGGTGTACCTGCGCGGCGTCTATGACATCCGCAAGGCCGACACCCGCGATGTGCGCCTGCACTTCATCGGCTGCAACCCGAAGCGCGCCGAGGCAAAGCCAAAGGTCATGCGCCAGTGCCGCGCCATGGGCTGGCCCGTCGACGACGACAACGAGGCAGATGCCCTGGCGACGTGGTCCTATATGTGCTCGCTCATCGAACCAAGGCTCGCCATAGCCCCGACGCCGCTATTCCAAAGGATCGGGCGATGACCGCGATCGTGATCAACCTAACCTATGCGGAGATATGGCAGGCATCGGTCGCTGGCTGTGCCCGTCGCGTGACAAGCGTCAAAGAAGGCTACGACAAAAACAAGCATGCTCTAAAAAGCGATTGGGCAACCGACATCGACGGCGCACTGGCCGAGATGGCATTTGCCAAGCATATGAATTTCTACTGGTCGGCGT